AATCATGAATCTCCTAGGCGTGGCTCAAACTTTGTTACCAATAAAGTTGTTAAAACTGCTGTTGAAATCAAAAAAGGCCACAGAGAGAAATTAGAGCTTGGAAATTTAGATTCTTATCGCGATTGGGGTCATTCAAAAGATTATGTAAAAGCTATGCATATGATTGTTAATCATCACACGCCGGATGAATTTATTGTTGCTACCGGAGAAACTCACTCTGTTAGAAATTTGTGTGAATACGTTTTTAGCCACCTAGACATGAATTACGAAGATTATGTGATACAAAATCCAAAATATATGAGACCTGAAGAATTAAAATATTTGAAGGGTGATAGCACAAAAACGAGAGAAGTATTAGGCTGGAGGCCGGAATACACATTCGAAACTTTACTGGACGACATGATTGAACATTGGATGCAAAAAACAGAATGAACAAGATATTAGTTACTGGTGGTTCCGGGATGATCGGCGCCGCTTTGAAAGAAGATATAAAAGAAGCAATTTATGTTTCTTCAAAAGATTATGATTTGGTTAATCGCGATGATTGTGAACAAATGTACAAGGATCATAATCCGGATTGTGTAGTTCACTTGGCTGCTAAAGTTGGCGGTATAAAAGCCAATATGGATAAGCTAGCAGACTTTTATTATGAGAACACAATGATTAGCACAAATGTATTACATTATGCAAAAAAATATAATGTAAAATCTGTTTACGATAAGGACGGGAAATTTATAAAACATTTTTACCCGTACTACATCGCTTCGGAAATTACATGCTATAAAATTAGAGAACCAGACAAGCATTTTACGTGGCGTGGAAATTCCACAGGCACGGGGTTGTTTGGTGAATCTACATTCAAACACTCGGGAAAATTTGTAACACTTGTTGAGGGCGAGTGCGATGCAATGGCCGCTTACGAGTTACTAGGATCTAAGTGGCCCGTAGTTAGTTTAAAAAGCGGTGCCGCAGGTGCAGCAAGAGATGTGAAAAACTCGCTTGAGTTCTTAGAAAAGTTTGATAACATAGTTATAAACTTTGACAACGATAAGCCTGGTCAAGACGCGGCTAAGAAAGTTGCAAGGCTGTTAACTCCCGGCAAAGCAAAGATCTTAATCTTACCAGACGATTTCAAAGATGCAAATGAGATGCTCAAAGCTGGGAGGATGCAGTCCTATGTAGATTCGTGGTGGAACGCGAAACTGTACACACCTTCAGGCGTCTTAAATATCTCAGAGCAAAAGGAAAACTATAATAATCGTAAGAGCCGGGAAAGCATTCCGTATCCTTGGGAAGGTTTAAATAATAAACTATATGGCTTGCGTAGCGGAGAATTAGTAACGCTTACCGGCGGTACAGGACTAGGTAAATCCAGCATCACCCGAGAATTAGAACATTGGTTAATAACACAGACTAAGGATAACGTAGGTGTTATCGCTCTTGAGGAAGATTGGCGGCGCACAGTAGATGGTATCGTTTCAATAGAAGCGAATGCTCGATTATATATTGACCAAATTCGAGATAAATTTTCTCAAGAAGAACTAGATAAATATTTTGATAATATATATAGCGGTGAAAACAAAAACCGCTTTTGGGTTCATAGTCATTTCGGCATTACAGACCTTGACGAAATTTTTAGTAAGATTCGATTCTTAATAATTGGGTGCTCATGTAAGTGGCTAGTAGTAGATCATCTTCAGATGCTGGTAAGTTCAGTGATGGAAAGTGACGAACGTAGATCAATAGATAATATTATGACCAGACTAAGAAGTATTGTCGAAGAGACAAGTGTAGGATTAATCTTAGTGAGCCATTTGCGGCGCGTTGATAGTAATCGTGGGCATGAGAATGGAATAGCGGTGAGCTTATCACATCTTCGAGGCTCTCAAAGTATTGCTCAATTATCTGATTGTGTTATAGCATTAGAACGCGACCAACAGGCGGAAGATCCAGAAGAGGCTAACACAACACACATGCGAGTACTAAAATCTAGATACACGGGAGATGTAGGTATGGCAACGCATTTGGTGTATAACAAGGATACTGGTAGACTAAGTGAAATTTCTTTTGATGAAGGGGACGGTCTTGAACTATGAAATCTTTAGTATTTGATATTGAAACAGACGGCCTACAGCCAACTAAAATATATTGCATATCAGCATTAGATGTAGACACACAAGAGCAATTCAATTTCAAACCAAGTAACATAACAGAGGGCCTTGCTTTACTTGAAAGCGCCGACAAATTAATAGGACATAATATTATAGGCTTCGATATTCCAGTAATACGGAAGCTCCATAATATAAATTTACTCGACAAAAAACTTGTTGATACGCTTGTCCTTTCCAGGTTGTTTAATCCAATAAGAGCCTCGCATAGTTTAGAAGCTTGGGGTTACAAGCTTGAGTTCCATAAGATTGAATTTGATGATTACAGTAAATTTACTGAGGACATGCTTAAATACTGCGCTCACGATGTAATTTTAAATTATAAAGTGTACGAGGCACTGAAGCATGAGAGTCGCGGCTTCACTTCTGAAAGTGTTAATCTTGAGACAGAAACATATAAGATTGTAACTAACCAGCGGGAATATGGATTTGTGTTGGATGAAGATCTTACACGTTCGCTGCTAGAAAATTGTACAAACGAGCTTATCGCAACCGAACTTCAAGTACATAAAACCTTTAAACCGAAAGTGACTGAACGGAGTATATATCCGCAACACACTAAGGCTGGAGTATTGAAGAAGCTTGGAGTAGATTGCGATGGGAAACAAACTAGGTTAACGGGAGATGAGTACGCCCACTTACAGAAGTGTAGTACAGAAAAAGTTGTGCGAACTTCCGAGGAAGAATTTAATCTTGGGTCGAGGCAGCAAATAGGCGAGTACCTTCAAGATTTTGGTTGGACACCAAAACATTTTACTCCCACAGGACAACCGAAAGTTGATGAAAAAGTACTAGGAACTGTGCGAGATATTCCAGAAGCTTCGCTTATAGCTAGATACTTGATGCTACAAAAACGAATAGCGCAAATACAATCTTGGCTTACGTTTCTGGATGGACAACGAGTACATGGGTCCGTAATAAGCAACGGTACAATTACAGGTAGGATGAGTCACAGAGATCCCAACATGGCCCAGATACCTAGCTTAGCCTCTCCCTACGGTAAGGAATGTAGGGCCTGTTGGACAGTTCCACGAGGCTACAAGCTGGTAGGGGTAGATGCCAGCGGATTAGAATTAAGAATGTTAGCACACTATCTTGATGATAAGGAGTTTATAGATGACATACTCACTGGAGACATACACACAGCTAATCAAGCTAGGGCGGGACTTAAATCAAGATCTCAGGCAAAAACTTTCATCTATGCCTTTCTTTACGGAGCGGGAGATGCTAAAATTGGAAGTGTGGTTGGCGGAAGTAAAGCAGAAGGTAAACGAATTAAGCAATCTTTTCTTAGTAATTTCCCAACACTTAGGTCTCTTAGAAATAGAATTACAAGAACGGCGGAACAAAATGGATTCATCACAGGACTAGACGGTCGCAAAATATTTATACGAAGTTCTCACGCAGCACTCAATTCATTACTCCAAGGCGCGGGTGCAATCGTAATGAAACGCGCTTTAATTATTCTTAATGAATCTATAAAATCTAATGATATTGATGCTCATTTTGTAGCTAACGTACATGATGAATGGCAGATAGAGACGTGGCATGAGGATGTAGATAACTTAGGAATTATAGCAGTTAATTCTATCAAAGAGGCTGGAGATTATTACAATCTTAATTGCCCTTTAGACGGCAAATACAAAGTAGGTGGTAACTGGAGTGAAACACATTGATTGTGAAAATTTAGGTGATGAGTCAGATGAGACATCAGAGATATTTTGGATGAACGAATGTGGTCCTGAGACTTGGGTAATTTATGATGGAATACGGTGGGTGTACCTTTCGGATGGTATGTACATTTCTGAATTTGGAAATTTAAAGAAATTGTAAACTTAAAAATAAAAACCACTAAATGTATGTGCGCTAAAATTGAAACCTCCGACCAGCAGCTAAAGTATGATATAAGTAATCAAAAATATATAGCTGATGATAGGGCTTTGAAAGCCTTTGAAAAAAGAAAAAATCGGGAAGAAACACTAGAAGATTTTTTGATTAATACTGCTGGTGATTATTCCGAAAGTTGGGAAACAATATTCTTTCCTAATGATTATAATTGTGGCCGGTCGGTCCATGTGTATGATGATACATGTATATTATGGGAACACTGGTCTAACAGAGAGGATGGTCAACATAGCGTTCCTGAAATTATTTGTCATTTTTGTGTTATAAATATGAAAAAAAATATGGACCACATAATTGAATTTAGAAAAGCAAAATGGGACTCAACAAATGATTAAAGTAGATACAACTAATGAGATGCTTGAGTCAGCACAACTACCACTTTTCTTTGAGGATGACCATTACGATTTGGGTGGCGGCAATTATAAGTTATGCAGTAAGTGTAATAAAAAATTATCGTTGTCTGCATTTAGCAGGACTAGTGGAGGAAATTATCTTAGGCCAGAATGTAAAAAATGTAATAATGAATTAAGCAAAGTAAGGGCTAAATTAAAAGACCAGCATGGGATACCCAAAGAAAATTATATATGCCCTATATGCTTAGGCAATGAGGACGCTGTAGATGGGAGGGGCAATACAAAAAACGGTTCTTGGGTTTTAGATCATTGCCATGAAACAGAAAAATTTAGAGGCTGGCTTTGTCATAAATGCAATAGATCTTTAGGCGGCTTCGATGATAATTTAGACATGTTACATAGAGCCATTGAATATTTAAAAGGTTAAATATATATGAAAAATTATACCGATAAAAATTTATCAACCTTAGTTGAAGATATATATAATACTATCTCAGATTTAAATTCAGGTAATCAGGAAATTTCAGAAGCTTGTTTGGAATCTTTATCTGTAGGCGTTTCCAACGCAGTGAAGGGCTGGGCTACCCAAAAAGAAAATAAACAGTTTACGCTGCGTATGTCTAACGTGGGGAAACCAGCAAGGCAGCTATATTATAATAATAAGTATAATAATTCTAATGACCTCGATTCTCCTACACTAATTAAATTTTTATATGGACATATCTTGGAAGAGGTCTTAATATTCTTAGTAAAATTAGCGGGGCACACAGTAACCGACGAGCAAAAGGAAGTTATTTTGAATGATGTGAAGGGCCATATAGATTGCAAAATTGATGGGGAAGTTGTTGATATCAAAACTGCTTCGAGCTTTGCATTTAAGAAATTTAAAAATGGTACACTGAGAGAAGACGATCCCTTTGGTTATCTAAGCCAACTTGCTGGCTATGAAACTGCGGAGGGCACGAGTAACGGGGGGTTCCTGGTAATCAATAAAGAATCGGGAGAGCTTACTCTGTATCGTCCCGAGGATCTGGACAAACCAAACGTTAAAGTATTAATAAATAAAATAAAAGATATATTTAAATTTGATGAACTTCCTGAAAGATGTTATAATCTTGCACCATCTGGTACTAAAGGTAATATGAAATTACCAAGGGGATGTGTTTACTGCCACTTCAAAACCGAATGTCACAGTGATGCTAACGGCGGAAAGGGGTTGCGACTATTTAAATACGCAAAAGGAATAGAATACTTAACGCGAGTTAACTACTTACCTAAAGTAGAAGAAATAGCAGCGTGAAGAAGAAGGTTCTAAAAAAGATAGATGCGAAAGTTGATGACTTATTGATAGAATGGTTAAAGAGTATCCTTAATGAAGATGATAGGGATCAAATTACAAAAGAAAATTATAAACAATTTTTACCGACGACAAAATATATTCTATCTAAACGGACGCACTACCTATCATTCTACACTTATCGGTGGGCTAGGCAAGGCACTAAAAAATTATTAAAGAAGGGTTTTAAATTAAAAGATATAACGCTTGGAGATTTAATATGGCTTTTGAAGAAACAGAATCGAAGCACCCAATCGAGCATATTATAATGTTCTTTGCTTTTGTTATACAAGAGCGTGAACATAAGTTAGAGTATGATGAATTACTTTTTTTAAGAGATTCATTACTGGGGGAGATAAAGAACCGTGACCGAGAATTACATTGAAAAGAAAACCAAGAGTTAAGCGGCCACGGTCAGAGAAGGTGCAGGGTTACGATAGTATGTGGGAATATCTCCTACATGATACACTGCTTAAGGATTGGGAACACCACACAGAGAAAGTAGCATATACGGTGAAGCATTTTTATGAGCCAGATTTCACAAGGACTTTACAAGGCAAACAAATTCTGTTAGAATCCAAAGGTCGCTTTTGGGATTACTTAGAATACTCCAAGTACAAGTGGGTTCGCGATAACCTACCTGAAGATGTAGAGTTAGTTTTCCTATTCGCTAATCCAGCCGCGCCGATGCCCGGTGCTAAGGTAAGAAAGGACGGAACTAAACGAACGCATGGTGAATGGGCCACCGCAAATAAATTCAGATGGTTTGCGGAAAATACGCTGCCGGATACTTGGATAGATATAAACGTTAAAACATCAGAAGAATTTTTAGAAAGACACCAGGCCGTAGATAACGAGGAGTCAGATTATGGCTACTGAGAACAAAACTAGTTGGAAAAAGCGCAGAGATTTAGAAGGTGATACTCCTAGCTTTGCGAATGATTTAGAAGAACATAAATATATAAAGAAGAAAAACAAAAATAAAATTAATAACACCGAGGATGCGCGGATGGGCCTCGAACGTTTTGATAAAGAAGACGCTGTACATCATCCGGCACACTATAATAATGGTGAGATAGAGTGTATAGATGCTATAGAAGCGATGTTGACACCAGAAGAATTTATAGGTTATTTACGCGGAAACTCTCTAAAATACAGGTGGAGATTTAGGTATAAAAAACAACCAGTTGAAGACATGATGAAGGCTAAATGGTACGAAGAAAAGCTGCTATCTTTCTTCAAAAAAATTAATCTTTCGGTGGAGAAACGCGATGAGTATGGACAGAAAAGCGGAGCGGACGGCTAGGTTTCATAAGAAGCTAAACGCTAAAAATAAACAAAAGACTAAAAAATACACAAAAGAAAAAAAGGAGCACGAACATGACTTTAAAGACACAGAAGTATCTCGGGATACAGATCGATCTGACCAATGAAACTAAGCTAGATCAATTCTCAATCAACACATTGAAGGATAGATATTTTTGGGAAAACGAAACTCACGCGCAGCAAGCTTTTGCTAGAGCCTCAGTATTTGGTGCGACATTTAAAAAGAGCACAGACTATGATCTCGCGCAGAGACTATACAATTACGCAAGCTCCTGCTGGTTCATGTTTAGCACCCCTATTCTTAGTAATGGCGGCACTCGCCGTGGGTTACCTATAAGCTGTTTTCTAAACTATGTACCCGACTCAAGGTTTGGGTTGTCCGATCATTACGATGAAAACATATGGCTAGCAAGTGCCGGTGGTGGCGTCGGTGGATACTGGGGAGATGTTCGCAGCAACGGAACAAGCACCTCCAACGGTAGCAAATCTACCGGCTCCATCCCCTTCATGCACGTTGTCGATAGTCAGATGCTAGCCTTCAATCAAGGCGTAACACGGCGAGGAAGCTATGCGGCTTACACGAACATCGACCACCCCGAGGTTGAAGAGTTTATTGCTATGCGGAAAACAACCGGAGGCGATTTAAATAGAAAGTGCCTTAACATCCATAACGCTGTTAATATCACAAATGAATTTTTAGATGCCGTCCGGGCTGATAAGGATTGGAGACTTATAGATCCTAAATCAAAAGAGGCGGTTAAAAGTGTGGGTGCCCGTGATTTGTGGTGGCAGATCATACATACACGCGCTGAGACAGGTGAACCCTATATTATTAATATAGACAATTGTAACGAACATCTTCCAAAGGAACAAAAAGAATTAGGACTTGAAATAAAACAAAGTAATCTCTGTTCAGAAATAACACTGCCTACTAATGAAGAACGCACAGCCGTTTGCTGCTTGTCAAGTGTCAACTTAGAAACTTTTGATGAGTGGGCAGATAACGATTTATTTATAAAAGATTTAGTTACAATGCTAGATAATGTTTTGGAACATTTTATCGAAAGTGCGGTCGATGTTGGTGACTTAGGAACATACAGAGCAGGGGCAGATAGATTTAAAAACTATATAAAGGAGGGGAAAAATGCGTATAAGAAAGCAGCTTACTCAGCTTATAGAGAACGCAGTATTGGTCTTGGAGCGATGGGGTTTCACAGCTATCTCCAAAGTAAAGACATGCCCTTCGAGGGTTTGTATGCTAGCTCGTTCAATCACCGGGCATTTAATCATATTAAATCAAAAGCGGTTGAGGCTAGCAAGACTCTTGGTGGAGAACGTGGGGAAGCACCAGACATGGCGGGGAGCGGAC